CTTCTCCATCTTGAGGGCCCAGGCGTTCGCCTTGAGGATGTTGTCGACGTAGCGGTAGAGGGTCGGGAGACTCACTCCCAGGCCCAGCGCGTACCGCTCGGCGTAGCCCGTGCGGTCAGGGCCGTCATAGTCGATGAAGTCCTGCACCCGTGCCGCCAGCTCTACCGCCTCATAGAAGCGCTTCTTGTTCGCCTCCGTGTACTGGTTCAGGTCGGCGGTGACGTACCACGGCACGGCCTCCTGTGCTCTCTTGTCTATGATGACCTCACTCCCTTCCACCTTCTGCGCGGCTCGCCATGCCTTCCGCGCCTTTGCCGAGAGGGAGCTTGTCGAGATCAACACCTGATCCTTGCCGCCGCCCTCCCGGGCCTGTGACTTCGTTTTGTACTGCTGAGGATTGCGATAGATGCGTTGCGTCAAAGTCTTGTAGCTGACGCTCTCAAAAGCCGCTGCCTCCTCCAGCGCGATGAATACGTCCGGCACTCCGTTCCCTCCCTTCCGTGCGTCATGCCGCGATCGCCCGCTCCGCCTTCTTCGGGTCGAGCGCGAGGGCGGCGATGATCGCCGGGAGGTACTTCTCACCCGAGCGTGTCCCGTTCAGGATGTAGCTCATGTACTGCGGGCTTGTGCCTACCGTGGCCGCCAGCTCCGCCCGGCTCATATCCCGGTCAGCCAGCGCCTTCACCACCATCTTCCCGAACGGCGTCAGCCGTTTCTTCGGGCCTCTCATCGCTTGCCCTCCTTTCTCCTTGTTCTTAGATTTACTTCCGAATGACCGCCCAGCCCAGCGAGACTGCCACGCCTATAAACGCGGTGACGCTCACGGCGGGGACAGGGCAGCGCATCAGCAGCAGCGCCGCCGCGAAGCCCAGCGTCGCGAGGATGATGAGCCCCGCCGTGATAAGGAACACCGCCGCGCTTTGCGCCGTGCGCCCCGCACGCTTTCGCGCTTCCCGCTTCACTTCTCTCTCAAGTAAGTTGAGAACGAGGTCGTAGCTGCGCACGCTCTGCGCCGCTTCAAAGAATTGCTGCTCCATCCCCGGCAGCGCCCGGAACGGGTCGCGGGGGTTGCCCGCCTCCCGCAGCCGCGCTGCCGCGTTCCGCCGTGCGATGACGGTCGCGCCGATCGCGGTCTTGAGGTCTTCTGTGCTGAACATTCTGCTGCTCCTTTCCTTTGCCCTCCTGCTCGTGTATAATTGAGCTGGGCCACTGCCCGGGGAGGGGGTGTTGTCTATGGCTGATGCTACCCTTGATGTCGTCGAGCGTGTACTCGACGAAGTCGACAAGAGCCGCGATGTTGACTGGACTATTCTCGGCGAGCGTCTTCGCTCTGCCATTCTCGACTCTGGCGAGCACGTTGACGCTGGTTTCACCGAAGCTCAGAAAGCGGCGATTGTTGCCGTCTGCCGGGAAACTTATTATGCGACGTCAGTAGTCGCAAGGGCCTACGCCTTCAAGGCCGTCGAGGCTCTTCTGGATCGGATCGGCGAGTGAGCGCTTCTGCTGCGTACTCCATGCGCCCCTCCCTGATCCTCTCCGCCGCCTCTCGGATTGCTTTCACTGGAGGATGGTAGTAGGCGGGAGCATCATCCGGAGCCGTCCGCTTGTCGGGCGGCTCTTTCTCTTTGATCGGCTCGCCCGTCAGCCACGTCAGCCAACATTCCCGGCAGCTCACGCCGTCGCAGTGGGCGGGGATAGTGGGTGGACAGGGCGCGGAGATGATATCCGCGATCTCGCCCGCCGTGGCCTCCGGGGCCTTGAGCAGTTCAAGTCCTGTCATGCTGCGCCTCCCGGTACTTCTTCACCGCGTGGTTCATGGTGTAGAGGCGGTTCAACTCCCGGAGCAGCCGATCATACTCCCGCTGCATCGTCTCCCTCGCGTGGCCCGTCAGCTTGCCCATCTGCCCGTCGACGTCGACCGCCATGCGGAACACGTTGCGGTAGATCGTGCAGTCGTTCTCCGGGCACTCGCCGAGAAGCGCCGTCCCGAGCTGGTGGAGCTCCTCCAGCCGATGCGCCGGGATGCGCTCTGTCTCGTGCTGGAAGCCGTTGAACAGCTCGCCGCCGTCCTTGATGTATTCGTCCACCTCCCGCAGCAGGTGCCGCAGCCGGGAGAGGTCTTCAAAGCTCACGCCCTCCAGCACCGTCTCCCACGCTGCGCCCGCCTCGGCGATCTGCGCCGCATAGTGCTCGCACTCGTTCTCCTGCAGGATCTGTCCGTCCCGCAGCGCCGCAAGGTAGGCCAGCGCCTCATGCCCGCCAAGCAGGGCGGTTACGGTGTCCTCAGCGCGCCTCACGCCCTCGATGTGCTCCTGCAGCGCTCGCTCGCTCCGCTCCCGGATGCGTAGGCCTTGTGCCTCCGCGTCCTCGTAGAGCTGTCCCAGCGGGCACTTCGCGCAAATGGCGTCCAGCTCCTCCTGCGTGTGTCCGGCCCGGTTCTTGCACCGTTCGTCGCACACGAACGCCAGCAGCTCTTCGGGGTTGCGCGGCATGGGGCCGTCCAGCCGTCCCGCGCCGAAGGTGTCCGGGTCGGTGATGACCTCGCTCTCCGGCAGGAAGCCGATCTGACGCAGCGCCATCTTGAAGCCGTAAAGCTCGTGTGCGGCGGTGCGCGGGTCGGTGTCGGGGTAGTGCTTGCTCTTGACCTGCGTGGCAAGGCGGCGCGTCCAGCCCTCGATCAGGGCGGCGGGCTCCACCGCCTCCTCGGTATAGCTCTCATTCGTTTCCACGGCGGCGGTGTAGGTGGGCGGCTCGTCCGTGATGTCCTCCTCGGACTCCAGCCCCCGTGCCAGCTCCACGGCCACCTCCAGCGTGTCCGCGTCGTCGTACTCCATCGCGCCCCGGTCGATGTCCAGATTGCCCGTGTAGACCTCCGCGTCGATCACGCCGTACTCTCCGAGGGCCGTGCCCTCGTACTCGCGCTTCTCGCGGTCGTTGAACTTGACCACGAGGAAGCCGTTGATCTTCTTGATCTTTCTCATGCTGCCGTCATTCCTTTCTGCCCTGCCATCTTCAGACCGGGTGGGGCAGTTCCCGGTGACGCCCTTCCGGGCGTTTCGGCTTAGTGGTGGGTCGCTTCAAAGTTCTCAATCGCCCAGCGGTTGCCCGTGGCGTACACGGCCCGCCGCGTCCGCTCCTGTGGCGTTTCCCGCCTCGGCATGGCCGCCAGTGCCTCCATCATGCCGCACCTCGGGCAGATGTCTGTCTGGTTGTCCACTCGCGACAGCGCGGGCGGCTCGTCGTATGCTCGCCCACACAGTGGGCAGATGTGCGGTTGCTCCTTCATGCTGCTGCTCCTTCCTGCAAAGCTCATCCGGCCAGTGGCGGGATGACGCGGATCGTGTCGTGGTACTTGTTCAAAATGATTAGCTCGCCGTTTGCTTTCTGCTTCACGACCAGCCAGTTCTCCGGGGCGAGGCCCGCTTGCCCGAGCCGGATCTTCTGCTTGCGGGTGGGCTTCTTGCCGCGTCTCATGATCTGCCTCCTTTCCTTTTCTCGGCGTTTGTGGTAGAGCAAAAGCGAACGGCGGTCGGCGGAATTAAATCTAAGAGTCGCTTAGGTGTTGGTGGGCTTTAGCAGTCCGTCAGGGTGTCGCCCTTGACCTCGTAACGATTGGGGCCGATGATGACGAAGGCCAGCATATTGGTCGTGCCGTCATGGTTGACCTGATTGATCGCCTCGTCCAGCTTGCCGTTGGTGACGTGGACTTTCTCCATGCTGCCGGTGCCGGTGTCCAACAGGCCGAAGCCGTTGGCCTCCTCCGGGGTATCTCCGACAGTGGTGAGGGCCATCTCGTCGGGGGTGATCTCGTTGCGGCCCGGTTCCAAGTTGAAACCCGCCTCCGCCTCCTTCAAGGCGTCGTTCGTCTCTTCCAGTGTGGCCTCGCCAGTGGTGTACTTGAACAAGATGTCTGCGATGTCGTTCTTCATGTTGTCGTTCTCCTTCTGAAAAACGCCTCCGCCGCTCGCTTTTACTCTACCGTTCGCCGATTTGCTATTTCATTTTCGGTCGGGGTGTGCTATGATTTACTTGCTTTATACTTAAATCAGATTACACCCCTATTATAGTCTCCGTTCGGCTACTTGTCAAGCGGAAAGTCTCTGAAAATCTACTTTTTGACGGGAGGCATTTTATGTCCGAATTAGTTGATAGAATTGAACAGGCCATAAAGGAAAAGGGCAGTAATTTCAAGCGCGTCGAGCGTGAGTGTGGTCTCGGAAATGGTACTATAAAGCGGTGGGGTGAACAGAGCCCCCGCCTCGACAAGCTCGTCCTTGTCTCCGAATATCTACAAATCTCTCTGGACTATCTCGTCTTTGGGCGTAGCTGTTCGGAGACTGCACAGGAGAATGACCGCAATGCGGCTTTCGAGCACCTCAAGCAAGAACAAGGTCTGACCTGTGACGGTTCGCCGCTGGAGGGCGAGGAGGCCGATCTGATCGCCATGTATCGCCTCCTGCCGGAGGAGCAGCGGGAGGACATTTTTGACCTCGTTCATCTCAAATATCGAAAGCACGTCGAACGGAAAAAAGAGTCTATTTACTGGACGTATCACAACGGCAGCTCCGCAACAAAAAGCGGCCCCGCCGAGGACGCTGAAGCCCAAGGTGGAACCGCTTGATTTTTCGCGCTGTTTTGATTTAGTTGTAAATCTGTTTTCTGTAGAATTGAAAAACGCCCGCGCCGCACTCGCAAAACGCCCGAAACCATTGAAAGCAGGGCAATTCTACAGCTTTTCGCAGTTTTGACTGAAATGTAGAATTGCTCGCCGCTTGTTTTGGCCCGGTTCGCCGCCTCGCCGCGCACGCCTCGCACGGCCAGCGCACGCCCTAATCCCCGCCGATCCGCGCCGAAAAGCCCCGTTTTCCCCAAAACTCGCACGCTCTAACGCTCCGTTAGCACGCTTGCCCCTCTTGCAATCCGCCGCCGCGTCTGCTACAATAGCAGCATGAGCCGCGAAGCTCTCGTCCTCTTGGTCTGCTGCTGTGACTTCCGGGACGGGGCCGAGCGGCTCATACCATCTAAAAGCCTCAGAAATGCCGTTATACGGGCGTTTCCGGGGCTTTTTCATATTCTGCGTATGTGTGCGCCTCGCCGCGCCGCCGCCGTTGTGCGGCCTCGTGGGCGTGAAAAAAGCGCCGACCGCCGCCGACGCATCCTCATCTCAAGATTGTTGATAATTCGCGCCTCCGTCCCGCGCCGAAAGTCGCCGTTTCCCGCGTATTTCAAGGGTTTTCCCGCCGTCTCCCCCCTCATCCCGCCTTATCCCGCATTTCTCAAATATCCTGT